TATCTTGGCTACGTAGTTTAGAAATGATTCCTGAAAGAACTTAGTGTTCATTGCAAAGAAGTTATAAACGCTCATGTCGTTTGACTTCATTAGATAGTCTAACACAAAGTCCTTTATCATGTCCTCGTTGGTGTCGCTAATTATATTGTCAACAATCCTTACAAAAACAAAGTTATTAGAACCATTTGGGTAGTACTTATAGAACCCGTTTCCCTTTAGATAATCCCTAAAAAGATGTGGTATCAAGTCAATCTTACCCTTACTGCTCTTGGACCAAAATGTATTGTACTCCTCAGTCTCAACCATTTCATTTATAATGTTCTCGTCAATGTCTGGGTAGTAGTTCTTTACATCCTTTATTGGAACACCTTTCTTTATGTCGTTCTTTATAGATGTTGTTTTGTCTATGTCCTCGTAGTGCTTTGTCCCGTGATCAGACACATTTTTGTATGCAGACCATACTATAGTCTTCATCTCAGAAGCCATATTGATTGAGTGCTGATGCTAAGATAAATAGATTGTTGTTCCTGTATCCTACAACCATACCATGCTTCTTCTCCCACCACATACAAAGCCTTTTTATAACTTCGTTTGAGTCACTGATTCGTATCATAGGTGGAGGCTTGATGTTATCATTTGTGTTAACCATCTCAGACCATACCTCAGACAGCTCGTTTACATATATGTCAGGGTCAAAGCTCTCGTAACATACACGAGATATATTCTTGCATGACTTGTCAAACTCATCACGATTGTAGTAGTTTTGTAACGCTAAGAAATACTTCTTGTGATTTGAAGCGTCTTGTGGAATTCTAACCAACAACTTTATTCCATCTCCAGATGGTGACATGAACATGCAGTAAGTATACTTGTCGTTAAACAAGAACATTCTCATTTCTTGTAAATCTTCCTCACTCTTAAATCCATCAAAGTCTATACATATTATACCGCTGTGATTAACTATAGCATTGTCTGCCCTTCTAGAAAACTCTCCTGAAAAAAGTATTGCAGGTAGTAGTTTCTTTATGTTGTTCCTCTCCTCCTTTGTATCAGCAGAACGAATCTTTTTTACTATGTCCTTTGATTTGCCAAATTTTATCCTGTCAATGGCAACATCAATGTCAACGTAAAATGGTTTGTCCGTATCGTTTATTGATTTGAAGTAGGTTATCATATATTACTCTTTAATTTTTCTACGTATATTATAGCATCCATGAGCTCCTCCTGTAAATGATTGAGCCAGTCAATGTTTGACAAATCATTTCTGTCCATTGTTGTGTTGTACTTCTTTATTCCAACATTAGACCTTGACCTAATTTTAGAGATAACACTCTCTACTACACTATCGACAACTATGTCGGCAGTGGACGTTGATTCCCATTTCATACAAATTAATTTTAGATTATAAAAACACACACCTGCCATACCAGTGTGCGTAGAGTTTTTACCCGTATGGAGGCTAACCACAGAACCCTAACTGTAATCAATGTTGTTCCTTCTGTAATCAAGAATTTTGTTAAGCAAATTTTCGTTGTAGTTCGTCCAAAACTTTTTGTCTATTATTCTATTCTTGTACACTGGTCGTTCACTGACCAATGGACTTATTGTTCTCGCAATTCCGAACTTAATAACCTGATTTTTCTGATCGGTTACAATTGTTTTAAAATTAAATCCAAGAACAGATTTGATTAATTGTCTATCTATCATGTTGTATAAATTAAGGTTAGTGATCCCGTTTGGATTCGAACCAAAGACCTACTGCTTAGAAGGCAGTTGCTCTATCCAACTGAGCTACGGGACCAATTAAAGTATTGCATTTAGTGTCAGAGAAATTCCTATCATTATTCCTAATAATATTCCGTACACTAGACCTAAAAGAAATCCACTCATTACTTGTTTAATTCAATATGGTTATCATTTAGTATCTCATAGAACTTGTCTCTGATTCTCTCAACCATATTCCACTCCTCCTCACTTAGCTCCTCATACTTCCATAGTGTTCTGATCTCCTGAGATATATCCCATAGAGCTAAGTACATCTTGCTACCTTGTATAGCAAGGTCAAATTCATGCTGGTCATCGGGTAGGTTAAATTCAAGTGTTGCTTTCATATATTTCGTTGTAATATTGTTCTGCTTCATTATGTGAGTTAGGATTGTCATAACATCTCGCCATTAAATGCGCTCTAATTATCTGCTCCTTCTCCATTTCTTTGGCTTGTTCAATTATTTGGTCAAAGGTCATATTTTCATACCAATATTCATTGCACATTAATTTCTCTTTAATATAATCTACTGCTGTTTGTTTCATAGTTCTTGTTGTTTAAAGGTTTTACATTCCGCATAACAGTTGCTAAAAGACATTAAAACGTCATTTAGCTTTGTGTTATGTGCAAGGCTACGGAAGTAACACGACATCAACTTTGTCGCCTTTTTTAATTCTTCCGTCTATCTTTGAGTATTGATAAGGTAGTTTCAATTTCAAGTAACCATGATTTTCTTCTGATGTAAACCCAATTTCTTCAACCGTAAATTCAAGTGCATTATTCTTTCTCAATCCATCTGTAATAATGCTTATTTGTTCAATAGCATCTTTTTTAATAATGCTTATTTGTTCAATAGCATCTTTTTTTGAAATTTCGTGGCTACAAAGTTTCTCAATTATTTCTTTTATTTTCATCTCGTTTTCAAATTAAATTTAGTGTTGATTAAAAAAAGTCCTGATTGCTATTAATATATTTCCTAACATCTTATTCTGATTTAAAGGTTTCGTTGTAGTATTGTCTCCTGTAATTTTCACTACCTTCATAATGTGCATTATTAATCTGCTCCTTCTCCATTTCTTTGGCTTGTTCAATTATTGTATCTGCTACATAATCAAAATTTTGGTCTAATTTTTCAACCAACCATTCTACTGCTGTTTGTTTCATATAAGGGTTATTTTAATAGGTTTTTGATTCTTTTAAGGGACTTTATTTTACTTCTTTTTTTATCTTTTCTAAATATAACGTAGCGTCCATTAATTCTTCTTGAAGGTGGTTAATCCAACCGAGTAAATCTATGTCCGTTCTGTCCAAGTTAGTTCCGTATTTTCGTATTCCTCTTTGACTACGTTCGTAATACTTGGTCATTACTGCCATTAGTACCGTGTCTTCGTGTGTCCAAGTTAGTTCCGTATTTTCGTATTCCTCTTTGACTACGTTCGTAATACTTGGTCATTACTGCCATTAGTACCGTGTCTTCGTGTTTTTGTTCGTGTGTTATGTTCATATTGTTTTCATTAAAAGATTATAATACTCGCGGCATAGCTCCACACGTTCTTTAATTTGTTCTATTACTTGTTCGTCTTTTTGTACGAACCAATATTTAACGCGTCTGTTTTTCGGAATATGTCCGAACTTGTGTTTAGATTCAACTTCTTTTCGTACTTCCGTGTTTTCTTCGATTAGATGAAGTTTCCAATGGGTACGGCGTATTTCGTCTTCAACTATTTCTAAAGGGGTGTCGATTAGGCAATAAGCTAAAACGGATTCTTTTTTACCCGTTAACCACATATAACCCTGCAACTGATAATAATAATCTTTATTTGGTATTTCAGTTTCAAACCACGGGAAGGTAGCAGCGTCCCAAGAACTCTTAACGTCTATTAATACTTCGTCCGTGTTTACGTCGGGCGTTCCTTTAATCCATTCGTTTTCAAAAAATTCGTCGTTCTTGTAAATAAAGTTATAATTGAGAACCTCGTTAACCAACCCTATCGAAAGGTCTTCTACTTCGTTTCCTTTATCCGTGTAACGTGAACTAAATTCTTTTTTAATGCCGTACTTTTCTTCTAAAACAAGGTCTTGAACGTACGTTTTAGCGGTTTGCGAAAGGACTTCCCCCGACTTTCGGGGGTTAGTCATTATTTTACCAATTTGAGAAGCCCTGACTTTCATACGTTTTCGATTAGTGTTAATTGAGCGTCTGTTAAACTAAAGTTAGATAGTAATTCTTCTTTAGTGTACTTACCACCTGCAATAGCTTCTAAAGCCTTACCTAAACGCTTTTGGTCAATACTTGGCTTCTTTAGTTCGTGTTTTACTTGTTCGCCCGAAGCGTCGGTATCTTTGTCCGTAACTAATCCGAGCGCTGAACTAAGCGCGTATCTTCTAAAGTAAGTAACACCGCTTCCAAAACTTTGGTAATCGTTCATACCTTTTAACGTAACCTGCGGTATAATAGTTTGGCTTTCTATGGATTCCCCCGTTTCTACGTGAAAAATTACCGTTACTATGTAATTCGAACCCTCTTTAGAATTAAGTAACTGCGTAAAGCCTAATCCGTGTTTAGCTAAAAGTGGGTTAATCTTCTCAAAGATAGCGGGTAAATCAGCATAAGAATAACCGAAGCCTTGCGTACCTTTGTGAATTACGGGAACTTCTTGTTGGAAGGCTGCCAACGATTTAAATAAATTTTTCATAGCGTATAAATTTTAATTAGATACAAATATAACAAAACCAAATTAAATAAAAATACCTCGATATAAATTTTTTCAAATTTTTTTTTCGATTAGTTCTTTAGACCTTTCAAAGTAAGCCATTAACTCAATGTCATTAAAGGAATTTTCGCGGGGTGTTCTACCTCCTAACCTTATTTCTCCTTTGAGTTTTTTAAGTTTGCCGTAAATTATTCCATCGTAACATTTCCAAATAATTACGGGCTTCGTCTTTTTGTCCATTAGCTTAACTAACTTTCTTACGGCTATTGGTAACGGGTAGGCTTCTTCTATTGTTTTGTTTCTCCCTTTTACTTCTGCGTAACCTATTATTCGTTCGTCTTTAAGTAACTCAAAATCTAT